TTACTGTTGAATTAGCTCCAGTATAACCTGTATAACCAGTATATCCAGTAGGACCTGTTACAGTTGAATTTGCTCCAGTATAACCTGTATAACCAGTATAACCTGTATAACCAGTAGGACCTATAGCCACCCAAACATCCCACCAACCTGTATCTGTAGGTAAATGTCCTACATTAAGATTTTGCTTTGAAATATAAGAAGAACCTTGATAAGAAACAGCCTGATCTATAGAATAGGATGTGGGGGAATCCTGCCACGCTCCCTGCCAATCAATCCCAGCGCCAGGAAGACCAATAGGACCAGTATATCCAGTATATCCAGTATATCCAGTAGGACCTGTAACAGTACTTGCAGGACCAGTATAACCAGTATATCCAGTAGGACCAGTTACTGTTGAATTAGCTCCAGTATAACCAGTATAACCTGTATAACCAGTTATATTAGGACCAGTATAACCTGTATAACCAGTATAACCTGTATAACCAGTAGGACCAGTTACTGTTGAATTAGCTCCAGTATAACCAGTATAACCTGTATAACCAGTTATATTAGGACCAGTATAACCTGTATAACCAGTAGGACCAGTGTAACCTGTATAACCAGTTATATTAGGACCTGTGTAACCAGTGTAACCAGTAGGACCTGTTACTGTTGAATTAGCTCCAGTATAACCAGTGTAACCAGTATAACCTGTAATATTAGGACCAGTATAACCTGTATAACCAGTAGGACCAGTTACTGTTGAATTAGCTCCAGTATAACCTGTATAACCAGTATATCCAGTAGGACCTGTTACAGTTGAATTTGCTCCAGTATAACCTGTATAACCAGTATAACCTGTAATATTAGGACCAGTATAACCTGTATAACCAGTAGGACCAGTTACTGTTGAATTAGCTCCTGTATATCCTATATAACCAGTGTATCCAGTAGGACCAGTTATATTAGGACCAGTATAACCTGTATAACCAGTAGGACCTGTTACTATTGAATCAGTTCCAGCATAACCTGTATAACCAGTAGGACCTGTACTTCCAATCCCTCCTCCAGTTTCAAATTTAACCCAAGAAGTACCATTAAAAGAATAAAATACATCTTCATCATCTACCCAAACCAACCAACCTTCTCTGGGGGTATCAAAAGCCCAAACAGGCCCAGAGGGGTTGGTACAATAAGTTATACAAGTAGTTTTACTATACCATTTATCTCTAGCTGGAGATATTATAATATAACGATCTCCTTTAAGAGGAGAAACGGGAGAAGAACTTCTCCTACCTTTAACAGGCGGTTGAAAAGAAAAAGTTTCTAATACGGGAATTCGCTTCTGAATCATTTATTATAAACTTTAATGTTCTTCTGAAATATAAACGCCATAGTCGCTATCATAAATAAGATCGCTTGCTATATATCTCCACAACGTAACATCGATCTCTCTAACTAAGGATTCTACGGTAGTATCACTAGTATAAATAGCTAATTTATATCTAACATCACTAGTTTCGAGATATTTCAACTTAAATCTCTGGCTTACTAAATTACTTTGTATAACGCTATCTTTCTTGTTGACGATTTCAAATCGCATCTCTCTACCATTAGGAGACTCTGAAGAAGGAACTACCACAACGTCGAAATCTTTCACGTAAGGTGTCCAAATCATCCAAGATTCGTTTTCTTCTAAAGTTACTCTACCTTCTTCATTCACTACTAAATCTTTAGTAGTCAAGGGCATTCTTACTAAAATCTGATGCCGCCCTTGATAGTTGTCGTAACAATTATCAGTGTATTGTAACCAACCGTGTAAAGATTGATTTTCAGAATCGCCTCTTTTAAGAAAAGCTGGATTAACTCCAACATTCATATCAGAATATATTAATTCAACAGTATGTAGAGTAGGATTAAAATCTTTATTAAATATTATCTCTACTCTACCATCACTTCTATCTTGTCTTTTCACTACGCAGTAATCATTATCAACCAAAAGATCTGCTGTGGCTAATACTCTAGAACCCAAAACGTTATCTATATAAACTTGTATGTGCCCTTCTCTACTATGAGCTTCGGGGTTAAGATCTGGATGCTGTAAAGAACCAGAGGGCCAAATTTGGGCTCTATAATTAGGAGAAGTTTCTACATAAGTATATACTGGCAATCTACTAATATCGGTACCGTGTTGCTCACCCGAATATTTCCTACGTAGTAAATAGCAGCGGGTAGAGGAAATCCTACTCTGAACTACATTACTTTCTTTTATGTAATCTATGTGTTTAGAATTAATTCCTAAACCCGTATCATATCCATGCCAACTGAAAACATCAACCATTTATGTAAGCCTCTTCTCTTTTAGTTTGCAGATATATTCGTCTACTAAGAGACATCTTAAGTAATTCCTCCTGGCATAATTGGAGGGATAGCGGCGGGGTCTCCGGTTTCAACAGTACCAGGAACAGGTGGTCCGGAAATACCAGGCCCTGTAGTAACACCAGAATGTGTATGAGTAGCCATAGATACAGTTACAACAGCGTTTGCTATAATATAATCAACCAATTCTGTTATTAGTGCCTCGAAGGTTTGAGTCAGGACGTCTATTTGATTTGGATTAGTACCCGCCATTACAGTATAATATTTAGGACCTTCAAGATTGGCAGGGTCTACGGGAAGATCCAAAAGAGCGGTTACTATATTACTCGCTAAATTACTTGCACTAAGTGCCATAATTACTCGTCTCCTATAAGGGTGTTTTCTGCCCCTTCTGTTAAAGTATCTACGTTAAAGGCTATAATTATATCTACCACCGACCCTCCCTTCTGTCTAGTTCAGAATTATCCCTTATGTCTAGTTCAGAATTAATTTTCTCAATAAGAGAAATCATTTTAGAAACTATATCTCTTACGCTATTTATATCAGTAATAACGCCTTCAAATTTTTCTTTAATAGAACCTTTATATTGATAACTTACTTGAGCCACATAATCCATAGGTTGTTTACTTCTTACAGACGCCGTATATAAGGACACTCTACAAGAAATAAAGTGGGATACCGTCTTCACGGGGTAGAATACAAAGCTAATTCTATTAGGATCGGGGTAAATATAAATTTTATTATCTCTAATAAATTGCCCTTCTTCTGTTAAAAGATCTCTTAAAAGTTTACTAAACTCATTATGATTAAAAGATTGATCAAAAAAAGAGGGTTGGGTGATCCAACTCAATTTTAAAAGTACTTCTCTCCAATTTTTCATTTTATTCGTCTCCTATTAAAACATTAGAGGACCCTTGGGTAATAATACCCTTTAATTTTAGGGAAGGATCTGATAAAAGAGCAGGATTCAAAGTACAGGGTCCAGCTGGGGACATAATAGCAGAAGCTAAAGTAGTCAATACCTGTATATTATCAGGACTCACACTTACAGTCTCACTATGTTCCTCATCGACAAAAGCTGTAGAAATAGGAATAGTTATTTCATCATGTTCTCTAGCCACATGTTGTCCTTTAGTTCCTAAACTAGAATCGTTCTCTTCTAATCCTTCTGCAATATCTAGATCATCAACGTCTACTTTGGCTTTATTGATATTCAATTTAGCCCCTTCAATAGACAACCTTCCTTCTTTGTCTATAAACAGTTTTATACCGCTTTTTAGGACGATTCGAACTGCAATTTCTTTATTATTATTTATAGTAGGCGAATCCTTTTTATTCACTATATTCCCATCGGCATCCACATAAGTTCCCATCACTAAATCTATAAAAGGATCTTCTATTCCTTTTAAACCTAAAGTACCATCGGCGGTTTCTACTAACCTTAATCGAAATTCAGTAAGATTATCCCCTGCTAAATTAGTAATTTCTTCGTTACTTTTAGTACCATCTCCGTTATCTGTAAACCTCTTTATGATACCTTTATACATTATACCGCCATCGGTAGTTACTTTCCAGTTAACAGATTCACTCTTAAAAGTACTCGTGCTATTCTCTATAAGAAAGTATCCTTGATTCGCGGTACTTATAACAACGTCTCCATTGCGTTTTAGATAAAAGTAACTTCCCCCTACTTCCCATAATTTCTCCCCCTCCTTCATCTTAGGTAAACTCTTAATCTCTCGCATGCGTTCTTCGTGCCCTAAGTTTATGTATCTTAATATACGCGCTCTTTCGTAAGGATCGAAACCTACAAGTACTACAGAACCTTTTTCAGGAATCTCCCAAGACTTTGGAGAAGCTTGTGTAATTAAAACTTCGGCTCTGTAACCTGGTTTATCTAACCATCTCAAAGTACAAACTCCTCTTTCGGGGTATACTTGGTCTACTACTCCAATGCGTAAGTAACTACTAAAATCTCTTTGAACAGTGGAAGATCTTATATCAGATGGAAATTTTCTCTTAAAAAGCATAATTAAATTATTCTCCGTAAATAATAGGAGTAAATGGTAAAAGTTCTACTTCTATATCCTTAAGAGTATCTTGAGTATAATCCTCATGCCATTCCCCGTAGTATTCCACTATTAATTCAAAAATAAATATAGTATCGTTTTCCCCACGTTTACGTTCTATACCAGCGCCTTGCCTTATATTCTTTATACGTATATCCTTAGCTAGCCATTCATCGGTAAAAGCCTCCCCAGCTAAAGCTAAAGTAGTAATATTAGTTCCAGAATTTCTCGTTAATTGAGATTGTTTAAGTAACTCAGTATAATTAGCTAAGATATCGAGAATTTCTCTTGGGCGTTGTGTGGAGTTTTTATCAGCGCATCTAATAGTAAGAGTACCTTCGATAGCACCGCCTAATCTTATAGCGGGAGGTGTATATAAAGAACCATGTATACTTCCAGAGGTTCTAGTACCAGAATAGGCGAATACATTATTAACAGTAGTATCAATACCTATGTAGTAACTATTATCTGTGTTTGTAGAAAAAACTACCCAATAGTCACTATCTGTTAAAGTCACTTGAGGATAAAATTCAGAATAGTAATTCTTATATATAGCAATCTGAATCTTGTTTATAGAAGCGCTGGATATAAGAGTAGGGGTAGTTTGGTAGTTTCTATATAAATGTAGGTTTAAAGAATCCTCATTTTGGCCTAAAGTAAAAGGAATCAAGTACACTTCGATACCGCTTAATATATCAGTGGTAAGCACATCAGAGGGTACAGCAGCCGCTATAGTATGTTCGTAATCTACTAGACCTAAAGCTAATCCTCTGGTACCAAAATAGGTTATAGCGTGTTGGAAATTTCCAATCATACTGTTTATAGCTTGACTAGTTCTAGTAAAACCGCCGCCGCCGATAGTTACAGAAGGGTATCTTTCATTATCTTCAAAAAACTTTTCGTATACCTTAGGAGTAGCATCTTCTAAAGAAACTATTCTAAAGTCATCGTTAGTCCATGTTAACTGATAGCGTAAGATTCTTTGGAAGAGTTTAACAAATTCTTCTGTTATTTCATTTTCGGAGCGCCAAAACAAATATTACCACCCCCTCTTTAGAGTAAATTTAGACCACCAATTTAAGGGAGGACTTACAGGTATTCTAAAATTAGGTAGTCTATTCTTTTCTAAGTCTTGTTTCAAAATATACGTATAGTATATCTCTTCTAAAAGTTTAATAGAAGTAACGCAATAAACAACATCTTTTTTATTAGAAACAGTCTTTAACAAGGGTTTAAAACTTTTTACATAATGATACCCATTATCCAGAGAATCCCTTTCTAATATAGTACACCCTATACTAGAGTTGATGAAACCCCCAGCATCGTGAATATTTATACCAAAGATACCAGAATAAGGAACAGCGTTAATAACATTACCATAAGCATCAGTGCGTGCTATAAATACGTTGTTTATATCTTGACAAAGAGCTGTTCTAGAAGGTATCCATTTGTGGGGTCTTACTACGTAACTATTATAAACTCCTAAAAGTAAATGAGCTATTTTATCGGTTTTATTCTTAGGATCCATAGTTACTTTATAAATATAAAAAGAGGGAAAAAGAGCATTAGTCTTATTTTGCGATACAATTAATATATCATTATAATAAGTAGGACCTAAATTAAAAGATACTTCGTCATTAAAACGAATCCCCATGACATTAATATTACCAACATCTTTTCTAAAAGAAACATTGCCTACTACTCTTTTCATTTTAGTGGCGTAGGATACAAATAAATTCCACATATTTTCAAAATTATTTTCCTGAAAAAGTTTTAAGCGGTTACCTATTTGTAAAAATAAAGGGTAACTTTTTAAATTTTCAGAATAAAACTCTATCATATTCCAGACCCCATGCGAGTGCCTCGTAAACCACGTGTAAGACTTCTGGGATAAGAAATTATACCACTAAATAAGCCTTTAACTTTAATTCTACTAAACCCTAAGGTCTTCTTTATAACAACTAATTGAGCATTTAAATATTGAAGGATACTACCACCAACTATATTAGCATAATCGGCTTGTTTTTTTCTACCTAAATAAATACCATTATCGTTATATTCAAAATGTTTTCCGGCCTCAAAGAACTGCAATCGCATTCCAGTAAAAAACATAGCGCACATCATAACAGGAGCAACTAAACTAGAAGCTAAAGATTCATTTTCAGGAGCCATAGGATCTTCAGCGTCCCCAACGTTACTATAAAGGTCCGCGAATCTATAAGTAGTAACTATAGGGGGGTAACTATTAAAAAAGTTAATTCCTAATCGTAAATCTCCCCATAATTCCTCGTCGCCTAGTTTAGCTATACCATCATAGTCAGACCCCGCTACTTTATGGAATTGCATAGTTAGCATCCCTCGGTAGTAATTTATAAAATATTCTTGAGCAACAGAAAAGGCCATTAGATATTCTCCTTTTTAATTAACGATAGTCCACTTACTTCCATCGCTATAAAGTTGCAAGGCCGCATAAGGAGCATTCATTATATAATTACTTTGATCGTCTATAGTTTCAGAATCATAAGGAACTACAATAACTACTCCATTTATTAAACTATCGGCTTTAATTACAAAGAATTTACCAGTTCTAGTAGCCACAGCTGGTAAGTTTACGGTGAAATCACCTCCTGAAGTATTAGCTTCTATGTACTCATATAATTGACCCATATCCACCTCATCATAAGGAGTTCCCATTTCAAGAGAACGTTGAAATATTATATCACCGTAAGCCACGCCGGGATAAGTTAATCTTACGGAACCGCTATGCTGTTCTAAACGTATTGTCCAATAATAAGTACCTGGTGGTAAGTTAGTAGTATTAGCAGAATTTAATATTAATTTTACAGACCCCGAAACATCAGTTATATATAACTGCGAAGTGTTTATATAACTATTAAGGGTTATACTAGAAGAGGGCGAAGTAAGAGTTCTCTTACAACTCCAATATATAATAAAACCAGCTAAAGAATTGTTTGGGGTTTCGCTAACGTCAACAGGAATAGTATATTCGGTTCTTACACCTATTTTATTATAAAGCCGTAAATCAACGCAAGTACTCATAAGATAATTCTTTTATAGTTCTTCACAAAAAATATAGCTAAAAACATAAAAACTTCTATACGAGGAAGGAAACATAAAAAAAGGTACGTATCTTTCGATACATACCTTCCCATCTCTAATCTGCTATCTGATCAATAAAAGAGACTTAATTATGATATCCTTTGGCGACACCATTGGAAACTACGGCGGCCATTCCGAGTTCTTCGTAGCCAACATATCCAATAGTAGCCTGTTTTGGATTGTCATCAGGCATTAATATCATTTCAGTTCTTATAGGCATTACTCCAAAGAATCTCGGTTCAGCTATCGCATAAACTTGTCCTTTAGTAACCCTTCTACTTACTATGATATCTATACCCCAAATTTGTCCGTATAAACCGGTTTCTAAAATCTCACGCATCGTTACGGGATCTAAATCCGTATTATCCCAACCTCTGATATCCTTAAAGGAATCAAATCTCATTAACAAACCATAACATGGTAAGTCATGATCCATAATAACAGCGGTTACATCGTTCAAGAAGGCTTTATCACAACCAGAAGTGCCGGTAGTCAAAGGATTGTTAGTAGTATTAGCAGCAGTTGTAGTATTTAACAATGCCAAGAACTGGTCGTCTTCCTGAATCTGGGTTTGAATTCTGATCTTTTCCTGAGTACGATCAAGAATATTAAACCTTCTCTGTTGGATTTGAGATAATCTGATTTGAGCTGGAGAGAAAATTTCCCAAGTAGTTGGTTCAACATATTCACCTTCTACATTCCACTCATTGACCTTGCCTCTTTTTGACACAACGTAGGCAGGAACGTCTATATCTTTGTCATACTATCTTGTTACTTTCTCCTTCAGGAGTGGTGATATCATTTCTGTATCACTCTTCATATCACTATGAAGTTCGGACTGTATCATCTTCTATTTTATTAGAAGCTTTGCGTGTCAGTCTCTGAGGAACGGAACATATTTTATATTCCATACAGGGAACTAAAAAAGATTTTAAATAACTAACTAAAGTTTCATTAGATCTTTTAGGTATATACAAACTATAAAAATACTTTTGAGCCTGCCTATGGTAGGATCTAACTATAGTAGAATAAATACCTAATTTCTTAAATAAAAATTCTCTTATCAACTTTTGTTGGTCTAAAGGGAATTGACAAGTACTTAAACTATACTGTTGTAATTTCTTGCCCAAAGCACCATCATCAAAAAACCACCAAGCAAATCCAGCTATGGTCAATAACTTCAAAGCTTCTTTAGTAACTGATTTTTTACCATCTATATATATAATCTTATGCAATTTAGCTAAATCAGGATGCCAAATAGTAGAAAAACTATATACTACAGAATTTTGAACGTAATCGTTACTTATCAAAGATTGCTTAACATCCATTAAACAAAGTTTTTTTAACTTTTCATATTTATGATATACATATTCCTTCTGTTTTTCAGAATGCATTATAATAAGAAAAGCTTCGTCTCTTTCGGGGGAATAACTTAAATGACCATCCCCAAGAACAGTGCCTATAATCAACCCTACTTCCTCAGGAGATAATTTATAATCTCTCATCTTAGATACCTCAGAATCATACCGAGCGCTTGGTATCTGCCATTTATAGCGGTAGTGCTGAATAGCAGTTACTGGAACTTTTAATTCTTTCGAAAGTTTATAATCAGAAATTCTTCTAATAGTAGCATCTGTTAAAACTTCTCGAGTAACTATATTCTTATATTTTTGATGATGGGGGACTTCCCATCTTTTACCTAAAGTTCCCATATGAAAATATTCCTTTCCTGCTGATTGTCTTAGCCATTAGAATTATTACGTTTTCACCGTATCTAATGTCTATTAAGGGTTTCCAGCATATAGCAAAGTTTAAAGTGCGCTATGACTATAACGCGCTATCTGGCCTTGAGCTAATACGTCTATCTCGAAAAACTTTCTTGCTACACCGACGTAGTCAAGAGTTTCACGAATAGGAACAGCCATTTGCAAATTTGTTACTCTTACTTTCGCAAGGAGGTAAACATTTCTGTTACCTTCTCTATATCGCTATAGAGTTCGGACTATATCTTCACTCTAGAAAAGTATCCCAAAGTGTTTCGCGTGTAGTCTCTGAGGAGCATAAAAGTCAACTTACTCATCTTTTATTTTCCTGCTGATTGTCTCTACTCTCCGATTTTTACTTAGTTATTAAAACTAAGTACGGCTAGGTTATAACGAGATGTTCCAGCATATAGCGAAATTAGGAACCCAATAATTAAGCTCCGAGAGCTTGACGGCCGGCTTCCGTAGTTAGAGCTTGCCAAATAGAATCGTCGTCTGTTACAGACCTTTCATAAGTTCTGTAAGGATCCGTTAAAGGAACATTTGCAGCTTCTTTCTTAAGCGCAAATCCTTCACCTGGTTTCCTTGAATTCAATAGAATCATTCTATTTACTCCTTTTGTTTAATGAACGATACTTTGTGTTACTTTTATCTAAGCATCGCAAGAACTTCCAGATATAAACTGGAAGCGTGATAAATTTCAAAATCAAATGCCCTCAGCTGCGTCCAGGAAGTCGTAACTGAGGGCTAATAATGATACTGTGCTAAAGTTCTAATTAGAACCTAAGAATTACACCCATAGTGTAATTATTATAAGCACTTGGAACCTGGAATAACTTACCTTTAACAGCTCCAGTAGAAGTTGTCTGCCATTTACCAGTAAGTCCAATATACAAGTTAGCATTTGGCGCAGCAGAAGCTACTTCAGATTCATATACTCTAGCGGCGCTAGAAGCAGCTACTTCTTCAGAGTGATCTATTAAAAGTTTAGTACCAGAGCCATAATAAACCGTTAATATGGAACCTGTAGGAGGAGTAGCTAATTCGTCCTCGTCGTCTCCGGCTATAAACATAGTGCTATCACAGTTAGCTATTTCAATATACTCTCCAGTAGAGTTAAACATGAACCCTTGACCAGGTAACCACGTAGTAACCTTGGATGCAGCGGATACTGGAAAGAAATCCTTTGCAAAGGCGTTCAGCACAATTACTTTACTCATTTTTTCTCCAAAAATTTATTTTTAACTATAACGAAAAACGAAAAACTTTATTATTGTCTATTATTAGCAATTCTTAATTTATCAGATGTAATTCCTTTTTCCTCGAGTTTCTGTTTTATAGACTTAAACACGAACTGATAGCCTTTTTTATCATTATCTATAAAGGTTTGAGGAATCAAAGAAGAAGCCTTACTAATAGTAGCATCACTCTTTACGTTCTTATCGATATCTTCAGTAGTTACTTTTGCCATAGGATCTCTTACTCCTTCGGGGGTATTACCTACAATACCTATCTCGGTATCAGGAATATGGGCTTCCTTAAGAGCGGCTTCATTTATAACTGGAATATCATCAAGCGCTTGATCTTTTGCCTGAAATTGATCATCAGGAAGTTCCATTAATTCTTCGGCTTTCTTATAAATAGATTCATAGGTAAATGGCAAAGCTCCGCGGCTTGAAAGCTTTCTTGCTAAATTTACAGCCCTTCGTGCCTTTGCTTTTAATACTTCAGGATCTGCCTTTTCAGATGATATCTTGCCAGGACCGTCTTTGGTTTCTTCTTTTTTATTCTTTACGGAATCGTCTTTAGGAGTGTAACCAATATTCATTTCTTTTTCAGCACCTTTAGTTAATTCTCCAGCGTAACCAGCATCCCCATAAGCATCAGTGTAATACTTTCTTAAATTACCTTTATCTGCAGCAGCTACTTTATTCAAGGTGGTTTTATCCAAAGCGCTTTCAGCGGCATCCAATTCTTTCTTGACAGCGTCTATTCCACGTTCAATAACAGCGGTTACAATAGAATTACCATAAGCAGGACTCGCAAACTGCTGGAAGGTCATATCATTCTTAGGAAGGTTCTTTGGGAATAATTCTTTAGGTAAATTAACAAAACTTGCAACTAATTTCTTGTTACTCTTAGTATCCACTACTTCCCAATAGGAACCAAATTTATTATTTTCTACAGGGTGGAAAAAAGCGTTCACGAAAGGTTTATCACTTCGCGGATAATCAACTGTATTGAGTCTATTTTCGTCAGAAGCATTAGGACGAGCGTCTTCAAATTTCTTATCCCTTTTAAATTTATCAGCTCCTGATTGCCAATTCCTTAGTTCAACTTCAGCTGGATTTTTACCTTCAGGCCATTTATCACCAGTAAAGTCAGCTCCGGTAGGAGGAACAGCTGTAGCATCTTTTCTTATGTACCCAAAGTGGCCTGCCATTGTATCCAACCATTTAGCAGTCTGTTCAACGCTTGCTAAAGCTTCATTCAAAGTAGCTAATACTGGAGTGGAGGTACTTGGAGTTACTTTCTTCGCGATCTTTTTAGCTTTCCTTAAAAAGCCCCAATGACGTAAT